TCTGGTGTATTAGCCCATTCTGTTAATTTTGTTTCAATTGCTTCTTCAGAAAGTCCTGAATTCTTCATTAAGTTAATTAGCTGTGTAGTGTCCATTGTTGGAGACTCGTCTAATTCTTCTTTATCGTCTGTATCAGTTTCATCAGACTCATCAGCTTTTTTTCCGCCTTTAGAGGCTAGCATTTTTGCAAATGCAGCTTTTTGTGCTGGACTTTGTGCTTCATCTAATTCATCTTTGTCTTTGTCTTTTGCAGCTTTTTTCATATCTTCGTCTTTATCGCCGTCACCGTCAATATCTGCAAAGTCTGGCTTAGATGCTTCTTCAACTGATTCCCATGGTGCTTTTTTAAGAGATACTTTCTTCTTCTCTTCGCCACGTTCATCATCATGTGCAAATGCACGTTGGATTGCTTTTTCTCTGTCTTCGTCTGACGGAGCAGCTTCTTCCATGTCACCATTCATCTCGTTGTGTCTGCGGAAGTCTGATACAAAGTCCTGTAGTGTATCGCCATCTAAGTAACGTACTAGCTCTGAAAATATTGGGTGATCTGAATCACATCCTAGTTCATCACATAATTCCCAAATGCCTTCTGCACTGTCGCCTACTGCTTCTTCTACATCTGATTCAATGTGGTGTGCGTGTGTTGTGCATTCACATCCTTCAGTAGGATTTGCAATCTCACAACCGCAATCTTCACATACACCAGCAGCTTCTTCTACTGATTTCATTTCTCTGTCTACTGTTGGGCTCTGAGCTTCTTGTTCAGCTTGGCCTGCAAGTTTTAATATTCTATTAAGTTCACTCATTGCCTTTTTCCTTTTTAAGTTTTAATAATTCTTTCATTAGACCAGCGTTATATTCTTCGCCTGCTAATTTATTTGCATCAGTTTCTTCTGCTTCCTTGTAATCAGGGTCTGCTAAAAGACTCTCTGCATCTTTGTCATCGTCAACAATATCTTCGTAACCAATTTCATACTCACCTTTTACTTTAAGTACGCCATCTCTAAGTCCTAACATATTACCAATCTCATTTTGTACTTGAGCTGGTGTTGTTGATAGGCTTGTTTCAAAATCATATGAATAAACTTCATATCCTCTGTACTTTGGAAAATCACGTGGCTTACTTTGTAGTATAGTTTTCTTCTCAGCACCAAGTCCGTTTGAGTCATATTTCATTAGGTGCTTCTCAATTCGGTCAGCTTGTTCATCTGATAATTGATTGATTGTTTTAATACAGAATTTCCAGGTTTTGGTTGATTCTGCTAGATATTGTGTATACGATTTCATAACTTATTCTCCATAATACTATTTATCATTTAACTTCATATTGTCCATGATTTCTTTTAGCAACTCTGATCGATCTCCGACAATACGAGCTGTTGCTTCAGTACCTTCTAGATCTTCGCCTGTCTTGTCTTTTACATATGCGTCTGTTTTTCTTTCTTCTTGATCAATTCTGCGCTGGCGCATTTGTAACTCGATCATTTTCATTTTCTTATCCATTTTAGCCTGTTTGGCTTGTAATGCTGCGGCTAGCATTTTACTTGCACTATCAAATATTGGAGCGGCATGTCTATCTTCAACATTCTTGCCAAGATCACAAAGCTCATCAAATGTTACCATAGCTTTTCTTGCGTATTCATCCATTTCAGCATCAAGTTGCTCCATGCCTGTTACCATTGGTAATGCTGCATCTGCTCGTTCTGCAACAGATAAATTATGTTGGTATTTTACTATTTCTTTTTGCACATTCTCTTCTGTTATTTCTTCTTCGACATCTTCGTATTGTGCGTTAGGCATAAGATCCTCAATTGATGGAAGATTAAATTCTTCTTCAAGTTTCTTTGTCATTTCTTTTTCCTTTTAGATCGCTGTGGTTTATTAAATATCTGGTGCTCAGTTATAACTCTAAATGCCATTCCTTGTTGCTTACACCATGCTTTTGCGGCTTCCCACTTTGCATGATTAACAACTGCTTGTGCTTTGTCAAACTGCGACTTTGCTCCCTCTAACGTTTGTTTAGCAGGCTTAATCTCAACCATCTCTGCATGGTTATGGCCTTGCCTGTCCTTGTATACTAATAACAAGTCAGGTACATACGTTGTTGCTTTGCCTGTTAGTGGATGTCTATATGGAATTCTGTGTGTTTCGCTGCCCCATCCTGTTATTGCTGGATGATTATCACACATACGAAAAACGGCCAATTCCCATCCGCTTCTATAGCGTGGTGCCTTCTTACCTATGTATTTAGCTGGGTTTGATAGCTCGTATATGCCACGCATGTAATTTGGCATATTAGTTTGACTTTGTGTTTATGCTATAGCCTTCGTATATAAATGTTAGCCTGTAAGTAACTAAGCCACTGTCGCTATAATCTAGTGTATCTGTTTGAATATCTTGTATGATTGGATTGTATATGACAATTTCATTAATATCGTTTTGTATTGTTCTTACAATAGTTAGAGTTTTAATAAAATTGCGGTCTTCTTTGCTTCTAAGTATAAAGCCCTTAGGAACAGAGGGCAATAGTGCCGATCTGTTCTCTAAGTTCATTGGTCCTGCAAAGTAATGCGCTGAATATTCTTGAAGGAAGCTCTCTATGGCTGTATTATCATTTTGTGGTTCCCTAGTATCATACGCAATTACTGTAATAGGTGTGTAGTCATATCCAGTTTGGATAATCTTTTTAGCATTATAAGAATTTAGAGTAGTAGCATTGGAGGTCCAACTTGGCATTGTTACTGATTGTATTCTACGCAATGGCACTGTCTTAGTTGCGCCACCTGTAGAGTTAATTACATTCATTGATGCTTCAAACTGAAACTTATGTCTTGGAGTTCCAGCGACAGTGCCTACTGTCTGTCCCTGGTTATACCATTCAACTGCTCGGTTCTGGATTGCCATTAACTATCTATCCATTCTACTTACCTTAAAATCTATTAAGGTGCCGGTGTTTGTGGATCACCAGATAAAGTATCAGTTACTCCGCCTGTGATTTCATTAGATGCGTTGTCGTATCTAATAGTTGCAGTTACCTGCACCATTTCACTTGTTCCGTAGTTTAGATCGCCATACTGTACGTTTGATAAGTAACATCCGTTTAAGTCCCACTTGTCAATTGTTTTTTCTGCTCCACCGCTTGCGCCGTCAAGTGTTTCAATTGTCATATCGAACTTATAAACTTCACCAGATGATGCACTTTCTTGAGAAGTGTGATCTAGTTGTTTGTTAAGTTGATTACCTAATGCTAGTATAACAGCACTTGTCATGTCATCGCGTAGAACAATAGTAATTGGTTCCCATGTATGCTTGCCTGCAAGATACATTTTTGAATTATACGAATCAACAATAACTTCTTCGTGTGTTAAGCTTGGTCTTCCAACATTGATAACATTTTGTGTTACTACTGTTGTATTTGCTCCAGCCTTTCCTAATTTACCGAATGTTACTCTGAAACGGTATTGTAGTTTAGGCATTAAAATTGCTGAGCTACCTGATACTGGTACCCCAAAGTTTGTCGTTACAGCCATATTATTTCTCCTTATAAACTGTGTTAGTTTTATGTATATGTATTTATGCCTAAAGGCAAAAAAATAAAGGATGCTTTAACAACACCCTTTATCTTTAGTTTTAATAATATAAGTTAATTGTTAACTTATAATTCGCCAGTATTCACAATACGTATAGGAATGTATATAAATTCTGCTGATTTAGTTGGTTCAATTGCAACATCAATCCAGAACTCATTTGCATCAATACGTGCTGTTGTATTGTTAGATTCATCGCAAACTACTGCGAAGTCATATACGCCTCTGTTTTGCATAATTGTACCCATAAATCCATCAAACGTTGCTTTTGCATTTTTGCGTGTTGCATCATCATTCGCTTCGAATAAGAATGGACGTGCAATTACTGCAAAACGTTCTCTTAGGTGCGCTGTTAGTCTTGCTACGTTAACACGGTCTAATGCTGTTGCACTTGGTGCTAATGTTTTCTGACCAAATACTACTGCGCCGTCACCTGGGAATCTTGCGATTGGGTTTAACTTAGCTGCATACATTGCGTCTCTAGAACCTTGTGTTACTGCTAGTGCTACAAATTCGTTTTCGCTATTTAAATAACCAACGTTTGATGCGTTTTGCACTTGTCCACGTGTTAGGCCCGCTGGTGCAAACCATTGGAAGCTAACATTATCATTATATGCATATGTGTACAACGCAATGTGTGAAGCAGGAGCTACAACATTATCACCAGTTGAAGGGTTAGTTGTTAATGCATGTGGATAGTAAGCTGCACTATATGTGTTCTTAGTTACTAGACCTGATTCACCGTTTGCAACTGCATTAGTGCCTTGGATCCATGTTAATGCATCTGTTGCATTCAAACGTAATGGTGCATCAATAATAACAAATGCTGTTTCGTTACGATTGCTGTTTAGTGTTACCATTTCATCTGCTAGTTCAGGATAACCTGGAGCTGCAATTAAGCTAAAGTTAACTGTTTCTTCAAGTAATTCGCTTGATGATGCTGATGCTTGCATTGCTGATGTTACAACTGCACGTTGTGCATGACGACCAAATGATCCAGAACCATCTGGTTGTGCTGGAGCATGGTTACGCCATTTCCAAGTTGTTGTTAATGCAGTATCGTAAATGCGTACTGTTCCACCCGAACGACACATGTTAATGCCTGTTGTTCCAACTGGGTGTAATAGTGGATCTGATGCGCCTGCAAGTAATGTGTTTTCAAATCCGCCTGCAACTGTTGCATTGGCTGTAATATCACCAAATACAACGCCTGCTGATGTTGATTGATCTGCATTATCTTTCTTAACCCATGCACTACCGTTTGAACGATAAATTGCTGGATAGCCCGCTTCATCTGTATCGATCCAATAGTCGCCTACTGCGCCTACTACTGGTGCTGATGTTGCATATGAAACATTAGTTGCACGTTGCCATTTTTGTGTTCCACCGTCTGATGCAACTTCATAAATTGCTAATTCGTTGATATCACCATCATGCCATACAGTACCATTTACTGGTGTTCCTACTGGCATTGTTGCTGATGCTGTAACTGCAATGTTAGCCCATGCAGCTGATGCATATTCTTTAACTACTAATTTCTCTGTAGCAACTTCTAACCAAATGTCACCTGTTTGTAGTGTG